CAGCACAAGAAATGATTGATATCACATTAAGGTTTGGTGAAGCACCATACATCAAACTTGAAGGTACAACAATGAACACAACAGGTGCATTAACTAAATCTAAAATTGTTGTTGCATATAACGATAAAACAGAAACATGGACACTGTTAGAATTTACTAGTGCAGACACAGGCTGTATTCTTAATACTGGAAGAGGATTAGAACATATTAAAATAGATAAAGGGGTGCCATTGTAATGGAAACAATCTGGCACATATTATTGACAGTTTGTTCTGGAAGTACATGTCTGGAACAAGATGTGCAATGGTTTAAAACTCAATCAGAATGCGAAGTTATGATGGTTGAGTATACAGAAATTCCAGTTGATGGTGATTGGGATACTGTAGAATTTATTTGTAAACCAGTAGGATCAATTTCTTCTTGACTCTTTGGAACTACTGTGGTATAAATAGAGTACAGTTTGTTGATACAAACCGAATACTAGACAGGACATGGGGGCAGTACCCATCGCCTCCACCATAATCTCACTTCTAGATGAGATATTGAATCACTGCTTGGGAGTGGGATTATGATGGGGGCGAACTAGGATCGACTGATAGGGATAGGTAAGAGTAGAACTGTGGGATAGACGCCTAATAGTCTAACAAAACTAAACGCAAACGATAATTTTGCACCTCAAGGTTACGCTCTAGCAGCTTAATCCGATAGGGTTTCGGTGGGTTTCCTAGTAACAGAATAACCTACCACTTAATTTGGAGATTATTATGTATCGTGTAACTGGATATTTTAAAGATAAAAAAGTTGTACAAAACTTTGTGAACTTATATGATGCAATAGATTTTAGAGATATTGTGGATGCACATTATCCAGTAAAAGTAACATTTGAAAAGGTGACAGATATGAGACAATGGGTATATGAAATGTGGACAAGTGTAATGGATGCAAATAAGAATCCTCTTAGACACATTCCAGATTTACAAACCAGACATTTAATATTACAAATACTAGCGTGGATGTGGTGTATTGCATTCTCGTTTTATCTTGGTAGTTTTGTTGTGTTTGGAGTAAGTGCAATAGCTCATGTATTAATACTTGCTGCAATTGCAATAACAGTCGGTACGTTTGAAACTGCAAAACGCAATCCGAATTTTTTTGAAAATTTTCCTACTGGTACACCAAGTAGGTCTAGACAAGTTATGTATCTTTCTGGTGGTGGTAAAGTTGAAAAAATTAAACTTGACCCAAATGATCCAGGCGGAGAACACGAGTAGGGTGGCGCCTTAATACGCCCGTGTAGTCCTACGGTGAGGATTACGATGCATCCAGACTGATATTTACTGGCTCTGCTTTATTAGATAGGGAGTGGGGCGCCCTGCTCCCTATCGTTTTAAAAGGATAAATTATGAACTTAGAAGAGATTACAGTGATGACACCAAAGAAGTTTGCTATTAAAATAGAAACAATTGTAGCACAAGGTGGGGTTAGTTATATGGATGCAATCTTAGACTATTGTGAGAAGAATCAAATGGAGCCTGACTCAATAGCACCGCTCATATCAAAACCCCTCAAAGAGAAAATAGAAGCCGATGCAAGAGAATTAAATTTCTTGCCTAGAGTAGCAACCCTACCAATCTAAGGAGTTTCCAATGGAAGCGTGGGAAGCCTACCAAATGTACCTTGGTCTCAAGTTGCATTTTACTACAGACTACGATTACACCAGATATGGTGGACGTACATCTGCAACCAAAGCTTCCTTCTTGAAAAGGAGAGATAGAAGTTTTTTCGCTAGAGTTGCAAAGAAGTATGATGATAAATCGTTAGACTACTTTGTTGCAAATTTTGCCCACTCGCCTAAAGGGTGGTTAGGAGATTTTAAGGAAGAGAATTATCTGAAATGGTCTAAGAACAAACAATCACTGACATATAACTTTCTTACTGATATGTCATTTTTATTTGAACAAGTTGACGATTTTGATTCAATTTTCTCTTTACAAACAGGTAAACATCCTGTATTATTAAAGAACTTCCTTGCTAAAAGAGTTAGTTTGGAAACAATGGTAATTCTGCAAGGATTACTAAACTATGTTAGAAGATTTGATGAAGGAATGAGTGATGATCTAGTATGGCCTGACAGCAGAAGATTAATTGTTAAGTACACCGCATTTCTACCTTACGACAAGGAGAAGTGTAAAACGAAACTACTCAAACTAGTAAAGGAGACATTCTAATGGGTATCGAAGTTGAACTTCCAGATCCAGTTCGTTCAAACGAATCGAATGAACTTATTAGGGAAAGAGACTTCTATCGTGCAAAGCTTAAGGAAGCAACTGCTCGTGTAAAGACTCTAGAGTCCGATTGCGCTGAACTTCAGAAGCGTGATATCGAACTTTCCAAACGACTTGCAGAAGTCGCTAATAAGTCTAATATGTCATGGCGTCCAAGACGGCGGACATAACACATTATCCTGAGTATGATATTAAACTGCTCAATTTGAAATAAGGATATGACATGGAATATAAACAATTGTCACAAACAAAGTGGGAAGTTGAAACAATCGTAGATGGGAAGAAAAAGATACTCACATACGATTTTCCATATGTTATTAATCAAGTAGGTTGGGATTTTGAAAACATTAAAAAGGTGAAGAAAGATAATGGTGACAGAGAATAAGGAAGACTATATGCTAACATCCGCTAAGTTGGTATCGTATTCGATGCCTACAGAGGATTTTGCTGAAGAAGGACTTGGAGATGTCCAAGATTTAATTTCATATTGTGCTCGTGTATCTAACCCAGCAAATCAATTTAATAAAAAAACTTCAGAGAAACTTATCAAGTATCTCATAGATAACAAACACTGGTCACCTTTAGAAATGGCTAGTGCTTGTATTGAAATAGAAACAACTCGTGACATTGCACATCAAATTGTGCGTCATAGAAGTTTCAGTTTTCAAGAATTTAGTCAAAGGTATGCCGATCCACAGTCTATGGGGGATGCTTTCACAACTCGTGAATGTAGACTTCAAGATCCAAAGAATAGACAGAACTCTATAGAGATAGAGAATGACCCTTCTATACAATTGGATTTACATAGACAAGATTTAATTACAAATTGGCAAAGAAAACAACATGGTATAATCAATCAAGCAAAGGAAGCCTACAACTGGGCAATCGAAAATGGTATTGCTAAAGAACAGGCTCGTGCAGTTCTGCCTGAAGGATTGACGAAGACATGTATTATGATGAATGGCACATTACGTTCTTGGGTACATTATATAGAATTAAGAAGTGAAAATGGAACTCAAAAAGAACACATGAATGTTGCGAAAGCATGTGCCAAGGAGATTGCAAAAATCTTCCCATTATTGAAAGGATTGTAAATGTATTTGTACGAGTCTGATGTATACAACGATGAACCATTAGTTGCATACATAGAGAACTTTATTGCACCAAGTGATTGTGATGAACTAGTGGAATATTCTAGACCAAGAGTTCGTGACTCTCAAGTGGTGGATAGAGATGATGGTAAAATTAGACCTGATCAGGCTCGTACAAGTTCTGACTTTTTTATTTCAGAACATGAACATCAAGTGAATAAACTTTTAAGAGATAATACTGCTGAGTTCTTTGGTAAACAAACAGAGAACTTTGAAGATACTATGATTATCAATTATCAAAAAGGACAACAATATAAAGCACATTTTGATTTCTTTGTGCATAAGGGTATACAACATAATACTAATGCTCAAAGAGAAGCAACTGCAATATTTTATCTTAATGATGTTCCAGAAGGTGGAGAAACAGAGTTCCCACACTTGGGATTGAAGTTTGTACCAAAGAAGGGTGCATTAATTTACTTTGAATATAACTATACAATGGATATAAACAAACTAACACTACACGCTGGTTTACCACCAGCTGATGGTTTAGAAAAGTGGATTGCCACAATCTGGATGAGGTTTCCAAAATGAGTAAAGTTTTTATCATTGGTAACGGTGAGTCCAGAAAAAAAGTAGACCTTATGCAATTGAATATGATGGGTAAGGTTTATGGTTGTAATGCACTGTATCGTGACTTTACACCAGATGCATTGATTGTCGTTGATGGTGGTATGCAACATGAAGTATATACAAGTGGATATCCACTAAAGAACAAATGTTACTTTCGGAGCTGGACAAGATTGCCAGGAATTATGTTTGATACCATAGTTGGAAGTACAGAATTTGAACACGAAGGATGGACGATATTCAATAAAAGAGAAGATAGAAATTCTTTTGTGTTCAATGGAACTGATCCTAACCAGATGAAACGACAACACGATCACTATACATCAATGGGATACGACCAGAAAACTATTGATGAATTGTTATCAAAACATCATAGATG